AGTCTTCACAACCATGATATATGCTAATATTTTTAATAGTAGACAATACTACCTTTATTATGTACTTAGGTATAGTATATAGTTGTATAGGTGTTTATGTATAGGGTTATCCTTAGTCTATTATTACCGCGACTAGGTGGATATATACCAGAAATGCTTAGAAATGCCTTTAAATAAAGGGTTTGAGGGTATATAAACTTAGTAAATAAGGATGATATGTGCAAATATATATGGTATAAATTTAGAGTTCAACCCAGAAAAGGGTTATATATTGAGGGTAGGGGGTATATTTCTTAAGTACCTTATTTTGAGACAACTAAGATTTTTAAGGTCTAAAATTCTACGGGGGAAACACTTTTTTAGAAGGGGTGTTATAAGTTTAGAGTCTAACAAAGAAAAAGGGAGTAGTGATTACTATACTCCCTTTATCAAATGAACTTGAAAATCGCACAAAGAACGCCTCGTTTAACTATATACAAAGATATACTAATAACTTGTAAAGCCAATAGGATTTTTATTAATCTTAGTTACTTTAGTTAATCTTACCTCTGCATGTCTAGAGAAGTCTATTGTTTCTTTAAGTACTATAGAGTTCTTGAAGTTGTTTACTATCTTACCGTCTTTGAGTACGGCAGTAGTTTTTATCTTAAATGTTTTGATTTTTCTTTTAATTCCTTTTTTAAGAATCTTAGGAGGCTCTTCTACTTCTCCTTCTACTGTGCAATAATAAATAGGATGTTTCATTAGTATAATATGTTTAAAAAGATTGCTTGTGGTCTATGTGCAGGTAGTTTACCCATACGTGGATACATATAGGAAGATACTATTGGGTTAATCTCCTTACGCATAGTTTGAATTAAGTTCATGGTATTTACAGTTATTAGACTATCTCCAGAGAAAGCTCCTATATAGTGTATACTCTTCTCTCCTTTTTCATGCTCTACTAGATATAACATAAAACTATCCTCCTGTATGTTAGAAGAGAACCCTATATACCTAGAATCCCATTTATCGGGAGATATAAACTTTAATCTCTTATTTACTATTCTTATTCTAGGAAGTACACTGTATCTAATACCCCATATTCTGTTTATCTGTTCTCTTTGCTCATCAGGATAATCCATATTAACCCAACAGTCAGAATGTACTTTAAAGTCTAGATTAAAATGTTCTTTACCAAAGGCTATATTAAGTCTAAACCTAGAGTATCTACTATCTTTCTTAAAGAAATAGTATTCTCTCCTACCAACAGGTCTAGTTATTAAATATAGGATAAACATAAAGTCCATAAAGAATATACTAAACATCATAAGGTTAAAGTAATCTTCAGGTACAAATAGAGCGAATAAGTAAGCTACTAATATCTGTGCTACTATGAACACAAGTCCGTGTAATAATGATTTCATAGTTAAATATAATAAATTATAATTGCTTCATCTTAATAGGTTAGTTTAGGAGGTAAGTAAAAATGTCTAACCCCTACCCCTTGAAGAGATTAAACATCCTTACCTTATTTGCTTACACCTTGAATTAGGAATTATCAGTATGGCTCTAGCAGGAAAATGTCTTCATCCATTGCACTAGATTTAAAAGTGGTACGTAGTAAAACTAACCTAGTCTTTACTCAACCCTGTATTATTTTTTAGAGATAAAACAACCGAAAATCTGGACAATAAAAAAGCCTCACGCGTCCACTCGTAAGGCTAAATCTGATTCCGTTAGTGCAAATTAACGGCTCGGAAAATATCTTAAACTTCTTTTGTGGACGAGAAAGTATTTTATCTAAAGAACTAATACGAAATTAAATAACTAGTTTAGAATTACCAAATTTTTCATATATTTATTTTGTGGAAAAAATAGATTCTAACCTTTATAAACAAAATTACTTCTGTGAGGACTTCTTCAGTCTTGTTGATATAGAAGAAACAGAAACTGCTAGGCTAATGACACTAGATGTTTTTGTTGTTCACTACGAGTTAGGTGTAACAAATGAAGGCGAGGTATCGTTATTTTATTTAACTTTGTATTTTAAGTCGATTTCTAACAAAGAGTTGGATTTCAACAAATTATTTGATAATTATAAAAACAACTAATCATGAATCACGGTAAAAAACACTTGATGTCAGAGGCTAACAAGTCTAGAAAAAACGGTAGTAACATTCATCCTTCTAGTATCCAAAAAGGAACTGGTTCAGGAAATCTTTACAAGCACGTGCCTAAGAACGCTGTTGATAAGCAAGACGTAAAAAGTCACGGTAAATACGGAATCTAATTGAGACAATTATTTAGCATAGAAGATGAGGGGAACATTGTATTACAAGATAACACCTTCTTACTTATCGAAGAGTTTAAAGACATCTACGATAAATACGGTGACAATCACGTTAGATACTTGGTATTGGTACATGACCACTACTCCCCTTATAGAGAATTAACTATATCTGAAAGAGAGAAAGAGGTCTGTGTTGATGTGTTTAACAAGACACCTAGCAAGGTTAAGGACTTACGTTCTCCTTTAATGAAACTAGCTATTGAGAAGTACAAGAAGCTTCAGTATGACCCAACTGTAGAACAGTACAAGGTATATACGGAAAAGATTCACGAGTACAACCAATGGCTATTAGCTATGCCAATAAGCTCTGATAACTCTAAAACGCTTTCTGATGCAATGTTAGCTTTAGAGAAGATTACGGAAGCTAGAGAAAAGTTAAAAGAAATTATTCTTAAAAAAGAAGAAGAGTCTAAGATGATGGGAGGTGGGGAAGCTTCGCTCTTAGAAGAAATACTAGGATAGTATGAAAAAGAATTTGCAAAAAGACGGAACTACTGTTGTTCAAGACTACACTGGAAACAAAGTTAAGTACGGTAAGGTAGAAGCAGTAGACAAAAAGATGAGTAGCTACGAAAAGGCTATGGATGCAATGAAGCAAAAACCCAAAATGAGAGGTCATGAATAAGGATTTAAGAAAACAAAAGAAGGCTTTAAAGGCTCAAGGCTATGACAAGCAAACAGCTAAGAGAATGGCTATGACAGGAGAAGGTGCAGACACTACTACTGTTTATATGTCTAAAGGAGGTAAACTTCCTAAGTACTCAAAAGGAGGCGTTATGAAGACTTCTACTAAAAGAACCAAGCATAGAGGGAAAACTACAAATGGAGGGTACGGTAACGGTATATAGCAGATGTTTTCAAGTAAATATGCGCCAGTAGCTAAAGAAGGAATACCTAAACTAAAGTTAGGTTCTAAAGAATACATAAGGTATTGGAATCTACAAATAGATAGGTGTAAGAACGGGTACAAGCCTAACGGAGGCGAGTACATGTGTGGTGCTTATTACTTTTATTTAAACTTCTGTAAGATTCTTGCTAGAGACGAAAGTACTAACCGTAAGAAACTCCAAAATCCATGGTACAGAGATTTAGACCACGAATACTTTAACAAGGTATATAAAGCCAAAGAAGATGGTCATGGTCTTATAGTACTAAAAGCAAGGGATAAAGGGTTCTCGTATATGAACGCTAATATGGGCTTATACGAATGGACTTTTTTCCCACATAACGAAGTAGGTATTGGTGCTGCAACTCCTGCTTACGTACAATCAGTTAGAACCAAGATAGTCAACTCTTGGAATAAACTACCACCAGAATTAAGATTACGTAAAGACCTTAAAGATAGAGCCGATATTATGCAATCGGGTTATACTGTAAAAGAAAACGGTATATGGGTAGAAAAAGGTCTTAAATCTATACTTCACTTTAGATGTATGGATAACCCTGATGTGTTTAGGGGAGAACGTTTAGGTATGATGATATTTGAAGAGGCAGGGGAAATGAAAGATTTAATCCGTGCCTACATATCTTCAGAACCCTGTTTTAAAGATGGTGCTATTCAATACGGAGTACCTATTGTAGGGGGAACTTCTAACGTAATGAATAAATCAGAGGACTTCATGAAGCTTTGGTATGAGCATGAAACATATAACTTAGAGCAATTCTTTATTCCTGCTTCTAAGGCTCTATATGGTTTCTGGGATGCTAAAACAGGTAAGTCAGATGAGCAATCAGCAAGAAAATACTTTGAAGAAAGAAGAGCTAAACTAAGAAGTGGTAAAGACAAGAGTGCTTACTACTTACACCTACAGGAATACCCTCTAGAGCCAGAGGATGCTTTTATGCAATCTAATAAATCTCCATTTGATTTAGAAAAGATTAATACTCAGATTGCAAACGTACTAGCATCTAAGAAGATACAAGGCTTAATTAAGAGAGGTAACTTAATATGGAAAAACAGAGCTAAGTTTGAGGTTGACTTTGAGTTAGACCCAGATGGAGCTTTTCAAATAATAGAACATCCTAGAACTGATATTATGCACTTAGATATTGGAGCAGTCGATTCCTACTATCAAACAGATGCACCTAGTTCAGACTCTAAAGGATGTGCTATAATGTTTAGAAGATGGCATAATGGTATTGATTCAGAAACGAACATACCTATTGCTATATACTTAGACAGACCTTATACAAAAGATATATGGTTTGAAAACAATTTAAAACTAGCAGCGTATTACAAAGCTAAACTACTTGTCGAATATACCGATGAAATGTTTTTTGACTTCTTTGTTAAGCAAAAAGCTACAAGGTTCTTAAAGGAAAGACCCATTAGTGCTGACTCCCCATGGGCTAGGGTGTCAAATAAGTATGGTGTACACATGAAATCTTACCAAAAGAATCTTGTTATTGAGTATATAGATGAGTACATAAAGAAGCATGTTGAAGGAATTTATTTCTTAGATTTGCTTAAAGAACTAGCAGATTTCGGTGTAAGAAACACGGATATGGCTATGGCTTTTGGTATTGCGCTTATGCACGATGCTGATATATCTAATCTTAGAATTAAGAATAGAGAGGAAGAATCTGCTTCTAAAGAGTACTTTCTTCCTACTTTCAGCATGGATGCAAGTGGCAATATGAGAGTTATGAACAATAGAAATTTTGACGGTAGTTCAGGAGGTACAGACCCTCTTGGTCTAGGCGTAAATAATAAAGGATTATTAGGTAATTTATAATGGCTACAGAAGGTATATTCCCAAAACAAAACATTCCTGAGTCACAAAAGACTATAGAGTGGTGTAAGAAAAACATCTTAGCGATGTTGGCATATCAGAACTATACAACAAAGTTCAATAGAGAAAGAAAGAAAGATTACGAAAACTATCTTCTTTATAACGGTGTGTTTGACCCTAAGCAATTTGAGTATATAACTGATACTTACGGGATTACATCTCCTGCAAGGTTAGTTAACCATCCAATGATTGCACCAAAGATTGACTTATTAGTTGGGGAGTTTATGAGTCAACCTCTTGATTTCGGTGTAGAAGCTGTTAATGAAGCCGCTGTAGTTAAAAAACTTGATAAGAAAGTAAAGCTTGTAGCAGAGAAAGTACTTAAAGAAGTAAGAGCTGAGATAGAAAAAGAACTTGGTATTACCTTTGAGGAAGAAGATATGGGTCTTGAAATACCTGATGACATTGATAAGTTCTTAAAGCTTAATGGTAGAGAAACTGTTGAGCAAATGGTATTTGTAGGACTACAAAACCTAATCCAAAAGTATTCTTTACAACACATATTTAAACAAGGTCTATACGATATTGCTATTACATCTAAAGAGTTCTATAACTGTAGCGTAAAGCAAGGAGACCCTTATGCACGTAGAGTAGACCCTAGAAGCCTTATATATGATATTAGCTCTGATACAGAATGTTTGCAAGATTCTGCATGGGTAGCAGAAGAAAGGTATCTTACTGTAAATGAGATTATTGACGAGTATGGAGACTACCTTACTCCTGAACAAATAGTTGCTGTTGAGAAACTTAGGTACGAATCTAAAGACTACTTTAATAAATATAACAAACCTTATAGATGGTATTTCCAAGATGACGCATCTTCTCCAATGAGAGTTAGAATCGTAACAGCAGAATGGAAATCTATTAAGATGTTAAAGGTAAAGCTTAGTGAAAATAAGCATGACCCAGAAACTCCGTTTAGAAAGATACTTCCTGATGATTACAAAATGAAGAAGGGAGATAACGTAGAAAAGAAAGCTTATACAGATATATGGACTGCTACAATGATTGGTCATGATATAGTAGTAAATGCTAGGTCTAAGCCAAATCAAATACGTAGAGAAGATAACTATGCTGTAAGCTGTCTTTCTTATGTAGGTGTAATTAAGAATAACATAGATTCTATTACATTAAGTATTGTGGATAGTTTAAAAAACATCCAAATGCTTTATAACATTGTAATGTACCATATAGAACTTTCTTTAGCTAGAAGTGGTGGTAAAGCAGTAGTTTATGATACATCTCAAAAACCAAAAGGAATATCTTTAGATAACGTATTTTATCACGCTAAGAACTCAGGGGTAATTCCTATTAATACTAAACAAGAAGGTAATCAAGTTGGTGGGTTTAACCAATTCCAACAAATAGACTTTACATTATCAAACTCTGTTCAGCAATTAATAAACCTTAAAATGATGCTAGAAGCGACTGCAGAGCAACTGACAGGTATTTCTAGAGCAAGAGAAGGGTTTACTAAGTCTGACGCTGTTGGAGTTAATGAGCGAAGTGTAATGCAGTCATCTTTAATTACTCAACCATTAATTGCTAACCACGTTAGAACAATGGACATGGTAATGAATCAATTAGCTGATTTAATGAAGATTGCTTGGGGAGACGGTAAAAGAGTTGCTCATTTTATGGGAGAAGCAGGTGCTAAGATGATGAAAGTAACTTCTGAAATTAAGAATAGCGATTATGCTATCTATGTTAAGAATACATCTAAAGACAGAAGAGATAAAGAAAAGATTGAAGCTCTTGGTCAACAAGTATTATCTGGAGCAGGTGCAGAAGGATTCTTACAAATGATTAAAGTAATGAACTCTGTAAACGCTAAAGATGCAGAGATATTGTTAGAGCAGGGATTAGATGCTATTAGAGAATCACAAGAAGCTCAACAACAACAAGCTATGCAAATGCAACAACAAGCTTCTGAGGCTGAACAAGCGTCTAAACAAGCTGAAATGCAACTTAAACAAATGGATATTGATGCTAAGATTAAGGTTGCACAAATTGATGCTGAAGCAATGATAGAAGCCACTAGAATGAAAATAGAAGGTGGTCAAGAAACACAAGACTTTAGACAAAAGCATGACCTTGACATGGCTATGATGAACGCCTCAAACAAAATAGGAGAAGAAAAGATGAGGTCGGATATGGCTAAAAATCAAGGAAATAAAGAAGAAAGTGAAACAAAAAAATAATATATTTGTAAAAAAGGATGTTTATGGAAAGTAATGTTAATGAAAACCAAGAGGAAAAAGAAACCTCAGCTATCGCAGAAGAATTTGATTCATCTGCATTTTTAACCGAAGATGATGAGCAACGACATAGCGAGATATCTGATACAGAAGCACCTGAATCTTCAAAAGGAGAGGAAGCACCTCAAGCAACAACTGAAGAAGAGCAGGGAAGCGAACAGGAAGATGAAGCTACAGAAGGAGTTGCAGAAGAAACAGAAGAAGAATCTTATTGGTCTTTGCCATCAGATGAAGAAGAAAAAACCAATGAGGCTGATGATTCTGAAGTTAAAAGCGAAGATAAGGAAACTGATAATCTTGATGCGTGGAATACTATAGCTGAAGAGTTAGGTATAGATGCAGAAGATTATGATACGTTCATTGATACTTTAAAGACACAAAAACAATTAGCACAAACTAGTGCTACTAACGAAAAGATAACTACTTTAGAATCAATAATTAAGTCTGATGACGAAAAGTTAATGAGGATAGAGTTAAAAGCTAAAGGTTTTACTCCTGACGAAATTGAAGATGAGATTGACATTCTTATTGAAAACAATACAATCAGAAGTGAAGCTAGAAAAGTTAGAAAATCATTAGAAGAAATTGTTGTTAACGAAAGGGAGGCTATAGCAAATCAAACTCAACAAGCTGATGCAACGCAACAGCAGGAGCTAGAGGAAGCTAGAAAAGAACTCGAAACATACATGTCAAAGACAACGGAGATGTTTGGAGGGAGAGTCAACAGCCAACAGAAGGAACAACATATTCAATATATCTCTTCAGGCGACTTCTTTGACGAGATAACATCAAATCCAGAATCAATGGCTAATGCTGCTTGGTTATGGAGATACCGAAATCAAATCCTAAAAGGTATGAAGTCAAACGGATTTGAAAAAGGTAAATCAGCAATCCTTGACAAAATGATTAATCCCGAAGCAACCAGAAAAACAAACATTCCAGACCCTGAGACAGGTGACTTTAACCCGAACAGGTTCATGGATTACGGACAAATGTAAAATGTTAATTTAATTAAAAATGAGATTTAATACTGGTACTTACGGAAAGGATACTATAGAGAATAACTCGTTAGTAACTAACTTGTTAAAATATCCTGAGATTAGTAAAGCACTAATCAGACAATTTCCTCAATACTCTTTAACTTACTTTTTAGAGGGTACAGGAAGATTTGCAAAAGAAGAATTAATTGGAGACAACGCATTTAAGTGGTCAATCCTAGGAAGATTGAACAGAGCGTCTACTGCTACTGGTGTACAAACTGGAACAGGTGCTGCTCACGCTACTTTTACAGTAGAGTTTGTTGAGAACTATTTCAACCCAAATGATGTTGTTAGATTTAAAGATGGTACTCAAGCTATCGTATTAGGAGAACCTGCAGTTTCTGGTGGTGGATTTACTTTCACTTTCAAGCTTCAGACTAACGACCCTGCTGCTGTTTTAGCTACTTCTAACACTGCTGTTGGAGAAACTGCTAACACTGTAGGTTCTGTTTTTGAAGAAGGTTCTGATAAAGGTTTTGAGAACCACGTATACCCAGATTGGTATGTGAACTACTTGACTACTTCTAGAAAGTCTAAGTCAATTACTGGTTCTGCATTAACTGATGTTACTTGGATTGAGAACAACGGACAGAGATTATGGTACTTCACTGACCAAAACTTGGTTATGGAAGAGTACTTATACCAATTAGAATTATCTAGATGGTACGGAAAGTCTACAATGGACGTTAACGGTGTTTCTCAAGTTACTGATACAAATGGTAAGCCATTAGTAGCAGGAGACGGGTTACTTGCTCAAATTGATTCTGCTAATACAGATACATATACTGGAGCTTTAACAGAAGATATTATTGTTGATTTTATCGCAAACTTATCTTTAAACTCTGGTAAGAAAAACAATCAGTGGATGGTATTCACAGGAACTGCAGGTAAAGTTGCTTTCCATAGAGCGATGAGAGACTTGGTATTCCAAGGAAGTTCTTTAATCTATGATATGGATGCAGGTAGAAACTTAGAGCTTGGTGTACACTACACTACTTATAACGCTTTAGGTCACAGAATTACTTTAGTTCACTGTCCATTATTTGATGACCCTAACTTACATACTGATATTGATGCAGCTTCTGGTTATCCAAAAGAGTCTTATAGAATGGTATTCATGGACATGGGAGTAACTAACGGTGTATCTAACGTAGAAGTTAAAGTTAAAGGTGCAGGTGGTGTTGACAGAGGTATGATTGTAAAATACATCCCTGGAATGGTTAACCCATTTGACCAAAAATCAATGGTATCTTCTAACTCTAAAGATGGATTTACTTGTGAAATCTTATCTGAATCAGGGTTAATTGTAAGAAACCCATTGTCTTGTGGACAATTAAGAAAGGTATAATTTATTTCAATGTTTAAGTTAATGTTTTAAGAAATGGCAAAGAGAAAAGAAGAAACTGAAGGAACAGTAGAAATCCGAATGATAAATCCAAAGAGAACAGGTACAGTGACAGTAAGAGACTACACTGATATTGAAACAGGAGAACTGAGAGAGTTTAAAGACAGAAACGGTAATCCTCGTGTTAAGAAGTACACTAAAGCACTTACTGTTCTTGATTTATCTAGGGATGACGATAGATTAGAGTATAAGCATGTTAAAGACCATCCTTTGTATGTTCTTGGTGCTGACCCAATCCTAAGAATAGTAGACGTGACAGTTGAAGCAGAAAATAGAATAAGTGAAAGAGAAGCAGCGTTAGACGCATTAATCGAAGCTAAGTCTTTGAGAGGCGACAAGCTGTATAACTTCGCTAGAGTTCTAGGTATTGCTACTTACAACTTGAAAGAAACTATTGTTAAGGATAAGGTTTACGATTATGCACAAAGAACTCCTGTTGAGTTTTTGGCTGCTTTTAATGACCCAAATAGAACGTTTAAAGAGATTCTACACACAGGGAAGACACTTGGAGTGTTTACTCATAAAAACAAGGTGTGGAAGTACAGAGAGGTTTTATTAGGTGCATCTATCGACGAAGCTATACTTTGGTTAAAAGATAACGACGACATGTTGCCGTCAATTAGAAAAGAAATTTCAAGCGCTAAATAATGACATTTTCAGAAGCACACGAACATTTAGATGTATTCATAGACAAACACGACTTGCCTTGGTTTGAACCAGAGGAAAAGGATATAGTTTTAAACTACGTTCAGAACGAGTATGTAAAGATGAAACATAAAGATTTCGAGGTGGATGAAAAAGGTCGTCAAGATTTGAGAACACTTATTGTAAGTCAAACAGGTTCAGGGAGTTCAGTCTCCCTTCCTGCTGACTTTTTATTTGTTTTAAACTTGAAAGGAACATTTTCTGTAACAAATTGTGGTGTAACAAAGACGTTACCTAATAAGCTTATTCAGCCTGTTCAATACGACGACATTAATAAAACTGAGGAAGACCCTTTCAATAAAGCTGATAATGAGAATCCACTTTATCTAACTGAGGCTAACGCCTTAAGTATTCAAAGTGATACCGCTCCTTCGGCTTGGACTTTAAATTATTTAAAAAGACCTGACGTAGTTAATGGAACAAACTTTCCTAACTCTTCGTTTAATTTACCAGAACATACTCATGAAGAGATTGTTAATTGGGCAACAAAGAGATTATTAGCGATGAGTGAGAACCCAAGCTACCCTGTCTATTTAAACGAACTTAAAAACAATGACTGATATGGATTACAGTGATATGCTAAAGGCGGAATTAATCGCTGAATGTGAGAAAAGAGGTTTAGACACTAGTGGTTTAAAAGCTGATTTAATTGCAAGATTAGAGGATAATGATTCTCAGCCAAAGGAGAAAGCTCCTAAGAAAAAGAAAAAAGTATTTAACTCGATGTTATTCAGATTTGAATAATATTAAAAATAAGATAAGAGATGAAAGTTTCAAGTTATAAAATTTACGATGCAGGTACAGGTATTGGTGCTGAAGCTGACCACTTTGCTGCAGGTAAATTAGAGGTAGGAGGAACTGCTGATGCTGCTGTAAGATGGCTAGGTGTTCCTGTTAGAGAAATTGTTGATGTTCAAAAAATCGCTGCTGTTGCTGCTGATGTTGCTTGGACTCAGACATTTCAACCTGCAGGTACTATTGCAGCAGGAGATGAGTTCTATTTAACTGTACAATACGGTGACTCTAGACAAAGACAAAGAAAAGTATATAAGCATATTGCTGTTGCAGGTGCTGTAACTGCTACTGACATTTGTAATGCTTTTAGAGCATTAGTAAATGGAGATGAGTTTATTGCAATTACTGCTACAGGAACTACTACTTTAATTTTAACTGCTGATGCTGCAGGAACAGGTGTACAATACATTGTTACTTCTGGCGCAACTAACGCAGCTACTTTTGCACCCGCTGCTCCTGCAACTGCTGATGTACAGAAAACTGATGCTGCTTACTTCGCAGGGAAATATGAGTTTGTTGATGCTGATGACTTCGGTTCATCTACTGACGACTATATTGCTTATGTTGTTGCTTACGAAGATTCAGGCGCTTCTGCAGATGGTAGAGTATTAGCTAGAAGAGTTGCTGCTATCTTTATTGATGGAGCTACTTCAGTTGCTACTTTAGAGACTGCTTTAAATGGTACTAACCACTTAGCAGGTAGAGTAGATATTTTAGCATAGGTTAAAATTTGATACATAATTTATAAGGAGGGGGTTGGTGTATATCGACTCCCTTTTTTTTATCTTTGTTACTATGGCAAGTTTAAATGAATTGGCGTATAACGTCTTAAACATCGCAAGGGGTGGACTATCTTCTGATGATGATAGATTAAATATTAGACAGATTAAATTCTGGATTAGATATTATAGGTCTTATGCTATATTGAATTTTAGTCAATCGGGAAAGAAGATTGATTTTCAATTAGTACAAGACTTAGGTTGTATAACATTAGAAGATGTAGATAAGGCTGATTGCCCTTCTGTATTATGGGGGTGCAATGTAAAAAAAGCAGTTATTCCTAAATTAGTTGATTTACCCAATGACAAAGGTCTAGTATGGGTTGGATTAGTAGATAAACAAACTCCTATAATAATAACATCTCCAAACGTAGTGCATTTTAAGAAGCACCAAAGGTTTACAGGAGATATGAGAAGAGCATACTTTATTGGTGGGAATATTTATGTAACAGACCCATTTAACGAAGATATTTGTTATATTAATGTAAGAGGTATATTTGATGACCCAAAAGATGTTTGTTACACAACCTCTGATGGTAATTCTACGTATATAGATGATGATGACGATTATCCATTACCTAACTATATGATTCCGTTTATTATGGAGAACATATTACAGAAGGAATTAAATATTAGCATTAGTTCTATTAATGATGAAACTAATGATGCAAGAACTCCTAATACACCAATAGATGACAGGAAAGAAGCTTAGAGAGAAGTTTGGTAGCAAAGCAATTTATGATTTACATGATTTGTTTGAAATGCAAAAGGAAGAGCTAGAACAAGATTTTGCTAAACACAACAAGTCAATGCTTTCTTATGGGGTTAAAAGAAAAATGTTTATCAGAGTTATCAAAACTTACTTTAGGTTTGTTATCAATGACGCTCTTTACAAGTATAGAGAAGTTAATCTAGGTTATAGAGTAGGAACAGTTATAGGTGTAAAGAAATTAGCTGTTGAATTTAACGCACGTCATCTTGATAAAACAGGTGGGTATTTTTATTATTTGTATTTTAAGCTAAATAAAACACTTAGTAAAAAGTATAAGATAGAACTTCTTAGATACAAGAAACAAGAATTATACAGACATATAGTTAATGACGGAGGGGATTTCCCAGAGATATGTTGGCAGACGAACGAACTAAAATAAATAGACTAAAGATTTGCGAAGAATGTGAGCATCTTAAAAAGCCTTTATACCAATGTGGTGTATGTAAGTGCTTTATGAAGGTAAAGACTTCTTTGAAAAAAGTTAAATGTCCTAAAAATAAATGGCAATGACACCACAAAGATTAAGTGTAAAAACAATAATAGCTAATGTAATTAGAGATGCTCAATTAGATGATGCTAATAGATTAATTGATTCTATGATTGAATGGGCTTATGAGGCTGAAACTCTTATAGGTTCTGATGACACTTTTATTAGAAAAGAGTGTGAGGTTACTGTTAAAAACTTTAAAGCTAAACTTCCTAGAGACTTCTATCAGTTTATTTCTTTTAAGATTGGTGGTAACTATCCAGAGGTAACAAATAGAGACTTTAGATTATTTTATAAGAACACAGGTAATTTAGCTCAGTCTACAACTGCTCCAAGTGTTACAAATGCTATTAGCGATGAACACTCTTCTAGCAGATTAAAGATGAACATAACTAATGGTTATATTCACATTTCAGGTATAGAACAAGAAACTAAAGCAGGTCTTGCTTATATGGCGTTTGATTTAGATGAAGAAGGTTATCCTTTTATTAAGGATGGTCACGAGAAGGCTGTAGTTGCTTATATCTTATGGAAGATGAAAACTGCAGACTTTATGAATGGAAAGATACCTGCAGGTGCTTACGATAGATTAGAACAAAGGTGGTATTGGTTATGTGGACAGGCTAGAGGGGATGATGAAATGCCAGACCCAAAGCAGTTAGAATATATAGCTGCTATGTACAAACAATTACTACCAATGCCTAATCCTAACTTCTTTTAATTATGAGCGAAAGAATAACAAATAGCTTTGAGGGAGGAATGGCTTCTGACCTTGATGATAAAATAAAAGCTACCAATACTTATGAGCTTTCTGTTAACGGAAGGCTTATTTACAATGAAGACGGTTCATTAAGTTGGGAAAACGCTAAAGGTAATAAGTATTCTGTTTCTAACTATGATGACAGATACAAGACAGTAGGTGTATGTGAATTTGAGAATGTAGTAATTGTATTCTCTAAGTACACTAACGGAGCTACAACTTATGACGAGATTGGTTACATTACTTTTAACTTCGATGGTTTTGGTGTTTATAGAATACTGCATAACGATACTACAGACACACTTAACAAAGAATTAAACTTTAGTTTAGACCATCCTATACAAGCAGTTCCATTTAAAGAATCTGACGAGCTTATTAGAGCTTATTTTACGGATGATTTTAATGAGCCTAGAGTGTTTACATTCAAATTAAAAGATGATGGAACATTCGACACTTATGAAGCTATAACAACCTCTGAGTTCTATATGAACTTAGTTCCAGACTTCTCAATGGGAGAAATAGAGTATAGAGGATTAACTGATGGTTCTTTAAGAACAGGTATATACCAATACTCTTATAGATTAAAAACATTAGATGGATACCAAACTCCATGGATTCCAATAACATTTCCTATTGTTGTAACAGGTAGAAAAGCTCTTGAGAACAACGAAAGATACGGAATGAAAGATGTTGATGTTGTAGGTGCTACGGGTACAGTTATACAAGTCAACAATATAGATACTAGGTATAATGAAATAGAAATTGCTTACGTACACACTATTGAAGAAACAGGTGTAAAAGAAGCAGGTATATTTTATGACTCTTTAATAAATGGTCAATCACAAATAAATACACAACACGTATCTGTAGAGAATATACAACCAATAGAAGTTACAGAACTAGCTGACCTTAAGGATGTTATAAAGAAAGCAAGAACGCTTCAGATAAAAGATAATAGATTGTGGTTTGGTAATACAGAAGGAAAAGCAACATTTAGTATTCCTGACGACGTATTAGATAACTTCTATGTAGAACCAGAGTTTAGAGGACTACCTACTGACTTTTATGCTAGGAGACCTTACGGAAGAGTTTCTGATATAAACGGATTTCAAGCTGTTAAAACAGAGTTAGGTACAGTGCCTACGTTTCAAAGGTCTTATGAAAAGCACGGACTTTCAGACACTTACGCTGTTAAAGAAAGATTAATAGGAGACAGCAGCAATAAAGGTATAGACGATTATTATAATTATCAAGGCTCTCAAGTATGCCACTCATTTACAGGTTATTTCAGAGGCGAAACATATAGATTTGCAGTTGTGTTTTTTGACAAAAAAGGTTATCCATTTTTTGCAAAACACTTAGCTGATGTAAGGATGCCACATAATACACATGGTATTTATCAAAGTGATATAAATGATTTATATGGTGGAGGGGATACAGAGGTTAGAAATTATCTAAACAAGCTTACAGCTACTAGAGTTAAAGATGATGGAACTACTCAGTATAAAGAAGTTGAAGTTGGTCACATGGGAGCTATACCTACTGAAACTAACGCAGACTATTCAGCAGAAGCATTAGTTACTTCAGACGGAGACAGAAGACTATTTGGTCAATCATTACTAAGACACGGGGGTCAAGCTTCTGTAGAATCTAAATATCATATAGCACACAATGCTCCTGTAAATGCTTCAAATATATATAGAGCTACTGATTTACCCTTTAACAATCCTAATGACATAGGAACAACTTCTCAAAGAACAGTAACAAATACATATACTTCAAATGACTTAGCCTTTACTAGGATAATGGGTTTAAGATTTGGTGGTATTGATTTATCTGTAGAAATAGATGGAACTCCTTTATACGACCTTATTAGTGGGTTAATGATTGTAAGAGCAGACAGAGTTGGTGCTGATGAGCAAATTAAAGACACAGGTATAGTTGTTAATTGTCAAGACGCAGGTTCTAATGTTGATGGAAAGAAAAAAGCATGGGTTCATAGTAACCCTGTTCTTGGTGGTGCTAACGCATCTAAAAATAAAACATCATTTGTGTCTAGAGATGACGGTGGAGATGCAGTTAAAACCGTTGACTTATCGCCTCACGTTTATACGTTTGATGGTGTTAATCATAAAATAAGTGGAGAAGCACCTGAGTTTAAAGCAGGGCTTAGTAAACTAAGAGTTGAGTATATATGCGATGTTAGTAATCCATTTTTCTCTTCTAATGCTGATGAAGGATATAGAGCCTTAGCTACACAAGCAATACAAGAAAGACACTATATATCTAAGAACTTAAACACTTACAACACAAGAGTTCTTACTCAAGACGTTAATAATAGATGGATTAGAGGTAACAAGCTTACTGATATAACTAAAATTGGAGAGATAACCAATGGTGGTAATAACTATGGTTACTTTGATGATTACCTAGTTGGTACAGAAGCTTGGGTTGGCTTAGTACAAGGAGATAATTTACCTGTTGATTCGTTAGACTTTGACACAGCCTATAAAGGTAGTTTAGGTGGTATAGGTAGTAATGTTGATGATGATAGATGGTATAGAGGTAGATACAACAGTGATTCATTGTTACTTACTGCAGCTACTCCTTATCTTTCTGCATTTGGTCAAATACAAGGTTCAGGAGGTTCTGTAGATTTAAACCAACACTTATCTTTTTATGTAGCGTCTATTGTAGAACCTAATTCAAGCCCTTACGGAGGTGCTAAACTAGAAACAGTTCAGAACACTAGATTCCATACTACAGGGCATTTCTTAGCTATTACAGACCAACTAAAAGATGATATTAAGAATGGTGGTTATTTACTTAACGAAATGGAAGTATGGGGAGGCGATTGCTACTTAGACTTATTTTCATTTGCTAGAGTATATCCTACTATTGAGTTTGATGGCTCTTGTGTTCCACAAGCACTAGGTAATGGAAATCAATATAGAGATTGGTCTCATGCTATTGTATTCCCTGTTGAGTCTAAATATAACTACAGATTAACTTATAAAGACGAAGCTAACGGAGTTCCCGTTTGGTCTAGTACAGGAACAGCATCTGGCGCAACTATTGCAGGAGACAGCGGAGAGCCTAACTATAACTCATACGCTATCAGTGGTTTACATGAATCAACTCAAGAAACTTGTCCAGATAAATTAGAAAACTTCCAATATCAATTAGCTTTAAACTATAGCGACAGAGTAAGGTCTTTTGCGCCTAAACCTGTTGATTATGTGGAGATTACAGACAATCCTACTAGATGGCATTGGTCTAACAACAAGTTAACTAGAAATGCTAAAGTGGATGTATTCAGACAATTTGAAGAACTATCTAACTTTGACTTAGACTCTAACCACGGAGAAATTGCAGGTAACGCACTATTGTTTGATTATATATACTCAGTACAGGAAAGAGCAGTAGGAAGGCTTAGAATATCGGAAAGAGCTGTTCTTTCAGACCCTAATGCAGGTAACTTGCTTCTAGGAGAAGGAGGTATAATGGATGGTATTCAATATATATCAACTACATTTGGTACTCAACACAGAGACAGTGTAGTATCTTCTGATAGAAACTTTTACTTTGTTGATGCTAAGATGAGAAAGATTCTTAGGTTTGGTCAAGATGGACTAGACTATTTATCTGACTCTAAAGGAATACATACGTTTATAGAGCCTTATTTAGATTTATTAAGTAAGCCTAATACAGATAGAATAACTAACGGAATAGGTATAGTTGCTGCTTTTGATTACGGAAACAATGATGTAATCTTTACTATTAAGGATGGTATTAATGGTAACATTAGTGAATACAAGAAAGGCGGTAGTCCTAACTTATCTAGATTCTCAGGAGCATTAACAGTTGCTTATAATGAGTTACTAGGTGCTATACATGGTACATTTACTTTCTATCCCTCTGTGTACTTTAGAAACGGTTCTAGATTGTATTCAAACAATAATGACGGTAAGGGTAACTTGTACCTTTACAATGAAGGACAAAGAGGTGTTTACTTTGATGAAGATTATTACTCTGTTCTTAAGTTAAATATTAACGAGTACGGTTCTTTAGTTAAGAAGTTTGACAACTCTATATGGAATGTTAATGAAGATGCTTTAGCTAATATCGAAGAGGTATATGCTGAAACAGAGGGGGTTAGACACACATATAGTGTACTAAGCGATGAGATAGTAAACGTAAGTGGTTATCAAAATAATGTATTAGGAAACAATAGAGCTAAGTATAGACAAGGATTACTTAGATTTCCTTTAAGAGAAAGGTCTTCTGGTAAACCTAGATTAAGTGGAAAGTCTTCTGAAATGCAACTTAAAATTGATAATTCAGTAGGTAATAATAAGTTTAGTTTGACAAGTATTGATACTCTTGTTAGATTACATAGTAGAAAATAAGTATCTTTAATAAAACTTTTAATAAATGGCTACTTTTAGAAGTTCACAAGAAATAAATAGACAGTTACCAACCCAATATGCTCAAAGAAAAAAAGCTACAGGGATGCAAGTTTTTGCTAATTGGGCTACTGGTTTAGACAGATTTGGTAGAAAGAAAGACACTAATATATTAGGAGATGTTGCTAGAGGTGTTGTAAACATGGCAACACTAGGTGGTCTTCAAATGGCGACTAGAAAATATTATAGAGGTTCAGCAGGTGGAGTAGGTGCTATTCAAGCAGCAAATCAAGCTCAAGGTAAGGCTTATGTAGATTTAGCTCTTACTGCTGCTACACTAGGAACAGGAGCATTAGCAGGAAAGTTAGGTACTGAAGCAACAAAACAAGCAGGTAAACAAGGCATTAAGTCTGCAATAGGTAATGCTATACAACAAGGTAAAAACTTAGCTACTTCTTACCTAAGCGCTGATGGAACTAAAAACTTATCTAAAGACTTTGTTCAAAACTTAATAGCAAAAGGTGGAGATACTAAATTTATAGAGTTCGCTAAAGGTTGGGCTTTAGAAAATAAAGACGAGCTTATTAAGAAAGGTGTAGACAAAGGATTAGAAAAAGCAAAAGAAGTTTACAAAGAGCAGTTTGGTAACGAACCAACTATGCAACCAAGAGGCGCACAGCAAGTTTTTGCAGGTTCAACTGATTACGATAGCTATTTAAACACTCCAAAGATTAATCCAGAGTACGTTAAAAAAGCTAGAAACATGAGACAAGGAGCTAGGCAAAATGAAGATGGTTCTGTGTCTACCGTAAGGATGGCTTCGTCAGAAGCTGATGGTAAGTACTATGCTTTCCCTACATTGTTTCAAAAAGAAGATGGTTCTTGGTATGAGGTAGAAGACCCGTTTGCTGAGGCAAAGAAAAAAGGAGAGTTGTTTGAATTTGATACAGAAGATGAAGCTTCTTATTTTGCAGAAGGAGGTTGGAAACCAAAAGAAATGAAAACAGGAGGTAAGATTCCTAATCATTACCCATCACATAAAGAAGGAGGCGTTATGGCAATAGATAAAAAGACAGGTAAGCCTGTAGCTGAAGTAGAAGGTGGAGAAGAAGTATTCTCTGTAAAAGACACTAAGAAGATGGAATCCTTTATGAAGAAAGGAGACACTAAAGGCTTAGGTAAATTTGTTAATGCTGTAATGAAAAAGCATAGAAAGAATCCTAGTCCAACTTATGCCGCGACTGGTGGTGTTATTGGATTAGCTGCTAACCTTTTAGACATGATTTCTAAAGCTGAGTCTGAATCAACAGGAAACTATAATGCGATTGTTCATTCAAAAACAGGAGATTCTGGATTAACAGGAATGACTATTGCTGAAGCAAGAAAAAAACATGGAGCTAAAGCAATAGGTAGGTATCAAATCATAGGAAGTACTATGGATGAATTAGTTGATAAGCTTGGTATAGACCCCAACACTTTTGTGCTTACAGAAGAAAATCAAGATAAATTAGGTTTAGCTTTATTAGAAAAAAGAGGTTTTAAAGATTTTGAGGCAGGAAAAATAACTAAAGAGCAATTTCAAAATAACTTAGCTCAAGAATGGGCAGGTCTTCCAACTACTTCTGGAAAATCTTACTATGAAGGAGATGAGCATGGAAACAAAGCTACTGTAACTTTAGACTATATAGACAAAGTATTGGCAAACGAAGGTGGTGAAAGCGATAAAAAAGAAGATGTAAGTTTTTTAACTACACTGAATCAAAGTATTAAAGAGGCAGGTAAAGGGTTTTCTGAACCTATAAATGAAAAACGTAAGCAAGTAGTTGAAAGAGAAGAGTCTATAAAAGAACTTGAAAAGAAGTGGAAAAACTCTGAAGGTCTTGATGACGAAACAAAAGATAGAATTTACAAAGACTTACAAAACGAAAGACTTTCTAAGTTACTTTTACAAAAAGAAATACTTGACTTAAAAAAAGAAAGAAACGATAAAATAAACGAAGTATTTGATTTAGAAGAAAATAAATCAAAGCTTTTTGAAGAGTACGACAAGGGTAATATAACTGAAGAAGATTATAAAAAAATTAGGTCTGAACTAAATCAGTTTTCTGAAAGAAACGCATTGTTTAATCAAAAGTATCAAGAGCTTACTGATAGATACGAAGCTCAAAAACAAGCTAGATTCCCTTATGACAATGCTGCTGATTACGAAGCTCAAAACAGACTTAAAGAAGGAACTACTAAATACTTGACAGCAGAAGAAGCTGCTAGAAAAGATTCAGCAATGGCTGAAGAGCAAGGTCTTCCTGCTTTTACTGAAGAAGAAATTCAAGAAAGAATACAAGAGTATAAAGAAGAATACGGAGAACAAGGAGTACCTGCCGCAGGAGAAGCTGTAGGCACAAGACTTCCTACTGGCGAAGAAATTGAGGGGGGGTTAGCTCAAATGGGAGACTACACTCAAAGAACTGAATTAGGCGTTGAGGGAGAAGCTAGTGAATACACTAAAGAAAAATCACGCTTTGTTGAAGGAACTAAAGACGACCCATTTAAAAAAGTTAAAAGAGAAATGGCTGTTCAAGGTCGTACTCCTGAAGAATTAGAAGGAGAAATGCAGTACCTAGAACAAGAGTTTAGCTCTGTAAATAACGTTCAAGATTACGATTATCTTAGTACTGTTTTAGATGAATACGCTCTTGCTGATGAAGCTTCTTTTGAGTTAGACAAAGAAGGTAAAGGAGACGGAACAGGACAAGAAGAAGAATACGTACCTGTAGATTCTGAATCAACACTAGAAGATGACTATAATCTTGGTAACGGTAATTTTGATAAAGAAACGTTTGATAATTACGTTAGAACAAAGAAAGAAGAAAGACAAGCTTTAGGTCTTGAAAACGTATATAATAAACTAGGTGGTTTAGACGCTGTATTACAAGCTACAGGAATGGCAGCAGCTTATAAGTTTGCTACAGCACCAATGCCTCAACAAAGAAAGTCTGATGCTTGGCAAGAGCAAATGGCTAGAATGAAGGATAGAACACAGTTAGGTTTAGACCCTGCTACTAAAACATTATACCAAAGAAATGCAGAAAGAACTTATGCTTACGATGTTTCTAATATAGGTAGAGTGGCTAGTTCTGCAAATGCAGCATTAGGTTCTTTAGGTAGTGCTTCAGAAAGAAAGTATCAAGCAGATATGATGATGGCTGCACAAGATGCTTCTTTAAGAGAGGCTCATCAAGCTCAGTACATGAACGCTATGGAAAAGGATGAAGCCATGACTCAAGAGCATTGGTTAAGAAACGTTTATAACGAGGCTGACAGAAAAAGAGAACTCAAAGCAGGTCTTACAGGGCAGTTTGTAAGTAACCTTAGAGATAATTTAAAATACTATGAAGAATACATAGACCCTAGTTCTATGAGAAATCAGTATATGCAATCTATAATCTCAGAAACTCAAGCTAAAGAACAGTCACACCTAAGTTCGCAATACGCTCAATTAAGACAAACAGGTATGTCTGAGGAAAACGCTATAGCTAGAGTTTACGGAGAACAACAGTCTCAGCCTGAATCAAAAGTAGAAACAGGGGTTTTTGGAGGACTTATTAATAACATATTTAATAAGAAATAAAATGAGTAAATATTTAAACACCAATCTTTTTAACGCAATAGCTCAACAAAGCAAGTACGACCAAAAGGTCGCTATGAAAGAGCGTGAAATGGAGTATGCTTCTAGAATGGAGCAACGTGCTGAAAGACGTTTAAATGCTCAGTTAATGGCTCAAGAAACTGTCAATCAATCTTTAGAGCAATTAAACGAAAAGCTTCAAACAATGCACCCTAACGACTTAGCAAGGGTTAGGAATTTGGAAAAACAAGCAAGACAGTCTATATACCAAGGAATTAGAAATGCCAATGGAGACGTTAATCAATTCTTATTAGAAGGTGGTTTTAATACTATTAGAGAGTATAAGCAAAATGTTTTGCAGTCTGACGAAGTAGCAAGAGGTTTAAGAAATAAAGAGCAGTTTAATTTAATACAAGAAGCTTTATCAGATAATAAATTAGTACATGATATGCCTGTTACTTTAACAACTAAAGACGGTAAGCAGGTTCAAAAGATGGTGTCTACTAAAGAAGCTATACAGCTTTTTAACGACAACATGATACAAGATATAAGTTTCACAGGTGCAGAAGAAAGAGTTGAGGTAAATTTAGAAGACTTTCAAGAAATTGTAAACCCAAACAATCCTTTTAGTAGCGCTCCTGTGTCTCAAGAAGCTTTTTATAATTACTTAGTTTCAAAAGGACAAGGAAGAGATGTTGCTAGACAAAGACTTAGTGAGTTTGAAACAGACCAATATGGAAACGTAAAAGGTGCTTTCTATGGAATGAAAAACGGAACTAATTATAGAAGTAATGGTGCTAGATGGAACAACTACAAAACTACTAAGGGAGGTACTTATAGTAAGAATTTACCTTATCTGAATGTATTTAATGAGTTTAACAATCTTACTTTGGCTAGACCAATGGAACAAACAGATTGGATTTACGATGAAGGTCATGGAAGAATGACTATTGAAGAAAGAACAACTAATCCTGCTTTTCAAGATGCTATATCTTCTTTCTTTGGCTTACAAAAAAGCAATGTAGAAGGAAGTCCTTATGTTGGTTCTTTTCAAAATGCTGTTTCTATACAAAACTTAAGCAACGGAAAAGAGTTAGGTTTAACTGCTGACGAATATCAACTAGTTGGATTAGAGAATATAGTTGTAGCTACTGACCAAGAAACAGGAGAAACACAATATTTTCAACAAGCAAAAATTAGAATTTCTGAAGAAACAATGGAAGACAAGTTTGATGAGCCTTGGTGGGGAGGTACTTCTAAACTTTGGGGAGCTGTAACACAAGATGTTGAAGACGAATTAGGAGAGGGAAGGATTATAACAGTAGGTGTTAGTTTACCTTCAGATGCTGTAAGTAGACAGTTAATTAGTGAAGAAGCTGCTGTAGAACAAGGCACTGTAGTAGGTGGAGCTTACCAACAAAACTATATGGGTTCTTATGTACAAGCAGACCCTAACTCAATGCAAAGACCTGAGGATATGATAATGGGCAATAATCAACAAATGGCAATGCAACAATCTTCAAATAATTTACTATTTTTAGAACAGCAAAATTTGTTCAACCAAATGAAGCAACAAACAAACGCTTCCGACCAAGAAATATATAAAGCAATTCAAGAAATTTATAGAAATAAATAGCACTATGGAAGAAAATTTCAACCCTATAGATGAAAGAACTAAAAATTTATTTCAAGAAACTTCAAAAGAAACACAAGGTTCAAGTCAGTCAGACTTAGTTTCTCTTGCGCAACAATTAAGAAGCGAGAACGCTCAAAAGCAAATGGAGAGCGGAATAACAGGAGATACACAAGTAACTACTGCAGGTAGTCCTTCTAGAGAATTTATTGAAGCTCAAGAAAAAGGATTTTCTGAAACACCATATTACGAAAGATACGGTGGTTCTGCATGGGGAGATTTTTACGATAGTGTTGTAAACGCAGGTATCATAAGAACTGCTCGTGGTATAGCCGACATACCTGCCTATGTTAGTGCGTTGGCAATGAAAGACATGGGTCAACCTGTTTCAGGAAGTTGGGTAGAAGGTTGGATGCAAGGAACTAAAGATTGGGCTGATAGAAATGAAGGTTTTGTTTCTGCTATAGGTAATAAATCTTTTTTTGAAACTGGGGATATTCGTTCTTTATCAGCAGGTCTAGGACAAGGTATTGGCTCTATGATTCCAATGGTAGCAGCTATGGCAGCAACTGCAGCAACAGGTGGTGCAGCAGCACCATTAATAACAGGTGTTTCTACTGGTACTTTAGCCTCTGTTAGTGCTACTGCTATAAACATGATGCCCTCTTTAGTTGACGAAGGATTAGAAAACGGTTTGTCTCACGAACAGTCTATTAGCTTAGGTATGACTCTTGCACCTATAATAGGTATGATGGAAAAACTAGGTTTAGAAGCTGTTATTCAAGCAGGTCTTAAGCCTGTAACAGGTAAGGTTTCTAAAGAGGTTTTTAAAAGAAGTTTTCAGAATTTAGCTAAAAAAGGAGTTACAAAAGAGAACTTTAAAGACTCTGTTAAAGTAGCAATGGGAGAGATTGCTGAAAACTATCAAAAAGAATTGATTGCTAAAGGTGTTTCTGGAGCTACAAGAAAAGCTATAGGTAAAGAGATAGGGTTAAGAACTAGAGATGTTGCTTCTAAGTTTGCAGAAGGTGCTATAGCAGAAGCAGGAATGGAATCTCTTCAGTCTTTAGTTGAAACAGCAGGTAAGGCTATGTTCGATAAATACGGAGCTAGTTACGGTGCTGAAGCAGGTAAAGGTAAGTTTGGTGTTGATTTCTTTAGTAAAGAAACATTCATGAACGCTCTTGAAGAAGGGTTTTATGGAGGTTTAATAGGAGGTACTTTTTCTACTGGCGCTAGATTAAGCCAAGGAATGAAGAGAGAAACTATTTACAGTGCTTTAGATTCAGCTAAGAAAAGAGGAAAGCTAGATGAAGAGTATGTTAAGATGAAAGAATCTATTAACAACTTAGCTACTAGAAACCAAAACAATCCAGAGTCAGAAAAAGAATTAGGAGACTTAAACAGAATATTAGATAAGACTAAGCAAATGGTTGATGTTATGCCTGTGGAAATAAGCAGTCCAGACGCAAGACATCAAATATTCCAATTATCTAATATGTATGAGAGTTTAGTTGAAGAAGAAAAAACTCTTGACGTAGAAGGTACTTTACCTGCTATGGTTGATATTGTTAAAGCAAGAAGAAATAAATTAGAAAAAAGAAAAGCCTCTGTTAAACAAGCAATTAACGATATATACAATAGAAGACAGGCTGTTGATTTACAAGAAAAAGATATAAAAGGAAACAGAAAGTATTTTATCGAACAAATAGAAGAAGAGCTTCCTGCTACAATGCCTCCTGTTGATGACTATACAGACGTACCTTCTTTAACAGAGGAAGAAACATCTTTATTAAAGACAGAGTTAGACGACGTTGCTACATATACACAAGACGAAGACATGTCTTATGTTAATGATTCTGCAGAACAAGTTCATAAAGACTTTTATGGAGAAGAAGCTTCATCTAGATTACGTGGTATAGTTGATGACCTGTCAATGGATGAAGACCTTTACGAAGATGGATTTAACGTAAGAAAAGACTTAAATAAAAAACAAAGAGACGGCTTAGTTGATAAGCTAGTAACTGCTAGAAGGTCTGTCGTTGAAATGATGGAACAGACTGATGATGAAGCTGTTCAAACACAATTAAAGAACTTTGATAACTTATTAAGGTCTAAGATACAAGAAGCTAAAGCTTTAGACGTAATAGAAGATAAACAACTAGACGGAGTTAAAGCTATAGAAGGACAAAAACAACTAGATTCAAAACAAAAAAGAATAGGAGATGAGCAAGTTAAAAGCACAATTAAACCTTCACTTGATGACACAAGAACAAAGAAAGACACTCAAGCAACAGAAGGAACAACCAAAAGAACAGACGAAGGAACAACCGAAGGAAGGACTACTAAAAAGGATATTCAAAAGGTAGATAAGAAAGACTCTTCCCCTCAGCCAACCCCTGCGACCACTGACAGTTTGAAGACTGCGAAGTCTAAGGGGAAGGCTGAAACCTTGACTAATGATGAAATTTTAGCATACGCTAGAGATGCTAAGACTCGTGATTTTAAAAGCGCTAGGCATGTAGACAATGCTTATAATAAGTATATTAATCCTAATCCTGCTGCTGTTAATGTAACTAACAAAGAGCAAATAGACGAGCTTAATAAGTTTTATGCTGAAACTACAGCAGAAGAAAGAGCAGAAATAGCTGAAGAAAATAAAGCTCAAAAAGAAAATACTTTAAGACTTAAAAAGGAAGCTGAAGAAAAGGCTAAAATTTCTGAAGAAGAAAAACTTAAAAAAGAAATAGAGGAAGCTGATAAAAAAGCAAGAGAGGCTGCTAAGAAACAACAAGAAGAAGTAGAAGATACTGAGGTAGATGCAGAAGAAAACTTTGATTTTATAAGTGACGAAAGTATAGACAATACTGATGCACAAGCTTTTGCTGATTGGAATAGCAAGAAGTCTAAGTTTCAATCTTCTATAAAGCTAATAAAAGATAACCCTATTGAGTTTCAAGCAATGCTTGACGAGGTTAAAAAGATATTCCCTAATGTCGATATAAAGGTATTAGAGAAAGTATTTGGTATGGGTGGTATCGAACTTGTTGGTAGGGTATATGACAATATAATTGAATTATCTGAAGACAAGGCAGGTCAAGAAGCTTTATTCCACGAACTAGCACACAAATTTTCTCCTTTACTTAGTGGAACTAAACTTTGGAATAAAGGTCTTGACTTGATTAAAGACACTAAGTACTTTGAAACAGCAAAAGAACTATATCCTGACGAGACAATAGAAGAACAAGCTGAAGAAGCATTAGTTCAGTTAATTGCTGAAAAGTCGTTAGACACCATTAAAACAAGAATGGGAGATAGCACTTTTAAAAAGATAAAAGCTTGGTTAAAGCAATTCTGGAACAAGATTAAATACATGTTAGGTAAAGCTGACACCAATACTATAGCAGAGATAGCAGCATTTGACCTTACAATGAGAACTAAGCCTTATAAAGGTTCTGGTTTACAGTTTGCAGAAAAGGCTACTAAGTATGACCAAAAGACAGCAGGTGCAATACAAAGCATTATTAACTTAGCAGGTAATGCTAAACTATATGCTGATATAAAAGGAGCTAACCCTTCTGCTATTTTTAGAATAAGCATTGAAAAGTTTAAAGAAGAAGCTTATCCTGACCTTAGTATAAAGGAGTTTAAGAATAAGTTTGCTAGACACATTTTAAAAGCTAAGAAAGAACTTCTTTCTGATGTAGTAACTACAGAGCAAGAGTTGTTAGCTGAAATGATGCCTGAGATAGATGAGTATAGAAACGGAAGCTTTTTAGATGGAGGTGCTGAATTAGACAAGAAGATAAGAGAGGTATTAGGTACTGCTTACGATTCTTCTTTTAACAAAGTATCTGAAGATGCTATATACGGTGTTGCAATACAAGCAGCAAAGATATCTAGAGACCCAGATAAGTTTTTAGAATCTTTAAACACTTTTGCAAGTAACTCTACTTCTGCTATAGATAAAGCTACTGCTGAAGTATTATCAAGTAAATTAGCTTCTTTACCTATTACTGTAAGAAAACCTATAATAGCAGGTCTTACTTCTTTAGTTAATGTAGAGTTTGCTAAACTATATACAGATAAAAAAGGTTCTAGGACTATTAAGCTTTCTAATGCAAAGTTTAAACCTGCTGAAATATCTAAAGCTTTACTTGATTTAATAAAGGCAAATGCTCTTACTAACATAGAGTCTAAGACTTTTAAAGATGCTTTTTCGGGTCTAGGTAAGTCAATAGAAATACTTAGCAAAGAAAAGAATTATAAAAACGCAGCAATTCAAATAGATAAAGCTATTCAGCATATTAGAACTCTTACGGGTATTCCTTTTGAAACGTCTTGGTTTTTGCCTCCTATGGAAGAAAAGCTAACAGAACAACAAAAGACTGATATACTGATTAAAAACTTATCTAATTTTCATAAAGCTATTTCTAAGCCTGTTTATAAGTACAGACAACTTGTTTCACAAACAGCTACTACAGAAAGAAGCAAAGCGTTTATTGCTAGAAAGTCTAATCAAGTATTTAATTCTAATTCTGCTTATGACTTAAACGATGCTATAAGAGATATGTCTAAAAAGATTGCTGACTCTTATGGTGCTAAGACTGTATTTAGAAATGCTATGAATAACCAACAGTCTTCTCAAAGAGTTGGTGGTTGGTTTCATAAAGTACTTTCTTCAGTACCTCTTTTAAAAGGTCTTAACTTATCTCAAAGAAAAGACTTAAAAGCGTTTGGCGATTCTTATGTAAAAGTTTTTGAAGACAACATAGAAGCAGCTTCTAAGAAAGGGGAATCTACTTTTTGGCAATTAGACGGTATTCATGATATAAACACAAATGAAAGGTTAGATTATCAAAAAATGTCTCTTGAACAAAAAACAGACTTTGAAATAAGAACAATGCTTCAGTCTGCTAAAGAGGTAAAAGGAGGTTTTGTTTATAAAAACTCTATGGGAGTTATATCTACAAATGATTACAAAATGTTTGTAGACGTTCCTTTCTTAGACCTTGACAAAGCTAAAGAGATTTATAACAAACTAGAAAAAACTCACGACAATTCACTTCCTTCTGATAAAGGAGATAGCAACCCAATTCATGCTGAGAAAAAAAGAATAAGAGAAGTCATAGGGGAAGATTACGGAAACATGTTACGTAAGTTTAATGAGACAGGAAAAAAGGCTCATATATACGATTACATAGAAGCTTACGGAGGTTTAATAGGACAAGAAGTTCAGCAAAAAGATTATAGAGGTACTGAAGAAGAAGTTCTTCTTGGTATCGCTTCTGAAATAAATAATCAACTAAGAGAACAAGCAGAAGCACTAGCTTATAACAACGCTGTCAATCAAGTGTTTTTAAAGAGCGTTACTATGGGTAATGTTTCTGATGCAGCAAACTTTAATGACGAAAAAAGAAGTAAAGGTTCTTTATCTCCGTTTCTTAATTTAGACCTTAGAATTAAAAATAGAACTGATTTAAAAAACAAAAAAGGAGAGCCTCGTAAAACAGGACTAACTAAAACTCCTAAGGCAAAAATTGTAGTTTTACAAGACATTGAAACACAAGCTTCTAAAGAAGCTAGAGAGATGGCAAAAGCTAGGGGAGAAGAGTTACCAAAACCAACTTATGCTACCGACGCTGCTTCTTACTTTAATGATTTTATAGTTAATGCTATAGACCAAACGGGCGGAGATTTAATTAATTACGGACTAAACTATAAGCCCATAATTAATCAAACAAACGAAAAGGGAGAGATTCTTTATATGAAAACTGCTTCTAGAGGTTTTGATATAAATGTAAATAGCACACCACAAGAGGTTGACGCTTACATAGAAAAGTACCATACCTTAAACGGGGAAATAGACAGACACGGAATGATTGCTAAAGTTATGTATGAAATGTCTAAAGCTAATCCCGACACCCCTATTATATTTGCTTTCGAGTCTTCAATGAAAGGTACACAGACTTGGAAAAAAGGAGGCGTAAGTATAGATGATGTATACAACGGTGGTAATATAAATCTTAATGCTGCAGAGTTTATAGAAGAAGAATTAACAGGGTTTGGTATTCAGTTTAACAAGTATAAAGAGGTTAATCAGTACGAAGGCTTAGACGAGAACAACGAACCTAAGTACGGAAGAAAAGCCACTACTGCTGCTGCACCTATACAGTTAATAGCTTCTTTAATGGAGAATCCTCCACAAGGATTAGAAAAACAAGCTAAAGCGTTTCAAGATTTATTAGCACAAGCAACTGACTTTAAACTACAAAGAGCTTTAAAAAGAGTTGATAATAAAAAGGCATTACTTCAAGAAGCTGTTAAATCTTCTAAAGGAATGAGTCAATGGGCTAAAGACGCGCTAGAACAGTTTATATCTGGAGAAGAAGTTCCTAAGCTTGTTCATCAAGATTTAATTAATTCTTTACAAGGATACTTAGCTTCTGTATTTAATGACTCTATTAGACATAGGTTTAGTGGTGCAGAACTCACTCAAGACACAGACCCTTCTAATCAACTTAAATACCACACAACAGTAACAGACCAAGGCACTGTAAACTTTGCAGAGGTAAAAGTACCTGAAGGATTTGCTAACATGGGAGAGGAACTTATTACTGTAAGGATTCCTATGAGTAATAAAATCAACGTAATGGTTACTAAGGTTGTAGGTTTTACAGACCCTAAATCTAGCGTTGTGTTAGTTCCTGAAGGCTGGATAGACGCTTCTAATGCAGATAATGACGGAGATTCTAAATTTACTTGGAGAAAGTCAAAAGGAAGTGGAGCTTTAGATGTTATTTATAATAAAATGTTTAAAGCCGCTAAAGACCTTTTATTACACCCTTCAATGATAGAAGAAGGTAAAGGTTATAAACAACAACTAGATACTAAAAAGGTTTTAGATTCTTCTAATAAAGCAAATGAAGAACTAGGAACAAAAGAGCAAAAAATATCTTCTGTTGGTATTATTGGAGAAAACCAAAAATCACACGCTTTCCAAGACTCTAGTGTTAGTATTGGTTTATATGCTGTAATAGGTAAAACATTAAATGTATTAAGTGGTTTAAACTCTAAGTTTCTTAATCCTTTAGTTCTTCCTACTGCTGCTCCTAGAGTAACAGGAATTAAACTAAGAACTAAAAGAGATACAAAGCTTCAAGCAGGTGCAGCAAAAATATCTACAGACAAGCAATTTGAAATAGCTTCTATATTACAATTAGCTCTTGATGATGCAGGTTCTGATACAAACTTTTATGAAACAGGATTGACTAAAGAAAACGCAGGTGCTTCTGCTATGTTCTTAACTGTTGGTTACGAACTTAAAGATGTACTAAAGCTAGTTAAGTCTCCTGTAATTAAAGATTATCTTAAACAGAAAAAAGAAGGAAAAGGAGTAGAGTATACAAACGAGTTAAAAGCTAAAACTTCTGACCAAGGTAAAAAAGACTTTGAGCTTTTAGAAAGCTATCAAGGTGCGGAGATTGCGTTTAGAGCTTTTTCTCATATTCAAAACATAGTTGGTCTTGATTCTGGTGTTCCTTACGGTGTAGGTGCTGTAGGTAAGATAAATGAAAGTATAAGAAAAGTACAAGAAGAAAAATTTGATATTCAGTTTGAACAAAACATTCTGGAGAATCCTGTTATATCTTCTAGAGTAAATGTTTTAAATCAATTTAACGCCACTCAAAACGACTTATTCTCTACTAAAGAATTAAGTGCTAAAGAACAAAGAATAGCTAGTGACCTTATTAACTCTATTCAAAACAAAACTTCAGATGCAGAAGTTACTAGAGCAATGCAAAGAACTTTTAGTAATTATATAGCAAGAAGTTCTTCTAAGTATAGTTATGACAAAGCTAGTTTAAATGAGCTTATAGAATATGTTTACGATAGAGTTTTATTAGGAAAGGCTAAAGGGCAAAAGTTCTTTAATTATATACAAAGAGAAACGCAAACAGATAAAAACGGTAATATTTCAGAGATTACTGCTATTCAAGCTGTAGCTACATCTGTGTTACCTGAACTTAACATAAAAGAAAACACTAATGTAGACCAAGAAGCTATTAAGGAAATGTTTAACGAGATTTCTGAGTCTGATAGAAAAGCTCTTATTGAGTTTGCTAAAGTGTTTGAAGGACTATCTAATGGTTCTCATAACATAACTACTTTATTACCAATAGATGTATTAGAGGACTTCCAATCTAAAACAGAAGAACTTGTTGCTAATGATGTTTCTATGTTTTCAGACCAAGTTGTTCTAAACTTCTTGTTTGATAATATTTCTGCTTTAAAAGAATACACTGGTCAAGGTATAGACTTAGACACCATAGAAGATAAAGCTGTAGACGATATGCCTCGTTACTTCAAGGTTAAAAACAAGCTTGGAGAGATTGAGGTTTTTCAAAGACAGATAGGAGAAAAAGGACAGCTTACAGATAAGGCTCTTAGATTAGGTAAAGTTGAGTCAGTAAATATTAACGGAAAAACTGTTAACGTTTACAATACTTATGGACAACAAGCTAAAGCTAAGTTCCGTAAGCCTGAAAACAAATCTACAGTTACTAACGTTGAGTCAAACAAACAAGCTTCACAAGCAACTAAGATAACTAAAACTGTTCCTAAACTTTCTAGGAAAATTAGAGTTAGAAACGCTATTGCTAAACTAAGTCCTAATCAAAGAGTTATAATGACTTCTGAAAAAGATTTTAGAAATGTTTCTTTTCCAGAGCAAGAAGCTTCTTACAAACCTAAAGGAACATGGTATGGACTAGGTGATTCTTGGAGTGAATGGGTGCAAGGAAATATGCCTCAATGGGAAACAGATTATGCTCATGTTTTAGAAATAGATAGTTCTAGAATTTTAAAGATTAAAAACTTCAACGAACTTCTTGAGTTTACTGAGAAGTATGTTGGAAATAAAAAGGTTAGTCGACTAACAGGAAGGGCTTTTAATCAAGATATTGATTGGGCTAAAGTTAAACAAGATTACGCAGGTATTGAAATAGCACCTTATATAGCTGAAGGAAGACTAAATACTTTAACAAGTTGGTATTACACTTGGGATGTTGCTTCTGGTGTTATATGGGATAGTTCTGCTGTTAAATCCTCTAGAGAAATACTAGGCGATTCTGAAACAGATACAACTACAGATGATAAGTTATATCAAGTAGCAGGAGAAGCTAAAACAGAAAGAGTAAACAGAGCTACTAAGAGATTACTTAGAAGGTTGTCTAATAAGTTTGGTGTACAGTTTACTTTTGTCAATGACCCTGATGCTAAGTTTACAGGTTACTATGACTCTGCAAACAATGTAGTTGTTATTAACGAAGCTAAGGTAAGACCCGATACTGCGTTCCACGAATTTGCACACCCGTTTATTGCTTCTATAAAACAAAGCAACCCAAGCCTTTATGCAAGTCTTGTAAACGAAATAAACGCAACAGAGGAAGGAAAAGCTGTATTAGATAAAGTAGCTAAAGAACAACCTAACCTAAATAAAGAACAACAAGTAGAGGAAGCTATTGTACAAATGCTAGGAGAACTTGCTACAGAAAAAGCAGGTAAACTACCTACAGGATTAAGAGCTGCATTACAAAACTTATGGGATACTATTAAGCAGATTGTATCTGAACTATTTGGTACTAAGAAAGAAGTAATTGCAGAGAAGCTTTCTAACGACACTTCTTTAAGTCAGTTAGCTGATATGTTAGTTGATGATACAAAGGTTGTTATAGATAAGCAAAACAACTCTAAAGCTAAATCTATACTTAATAAGTTAGCCAACTCAACAGAGATGACTAGAAAGATGTTTAATGAAACAGTAGAGGTAGTTAAGCAGTCTGATTACATGTCTAATGATTTAAAACAAACAAGCTCTAAACTTACTAAAGCAGGTTTCTTATCTCATGATGGATATGTTGTAAAACAAAAGTCAGACACTGTGCCTACTGCAGAAGTACTTTCAGTATCTGTACCAATGGACATGGCTAATTGGATGGCTAAGATAAGACAGGAATTTCCTGATGCAGAGATAGTTGGTAAGCATGATTCTAGAGTAGACAACTATGCAATGTATGAAGTTAATGCACAAGGAGAAACAATATTTGTTTACAAACCATTAACTCCTGAAGCAGCTTCTTTAGATACTTTAGTTAACTTAAACCTTAAGTATCAAATAGATGTAGATACTTCTACTGTTAAGAATCCAAATACTGATGATAAGTTCTTCTCTGGAGAAGCTATTGATTTAGATAAGTTTGCAACTAAAGATGTTAATAAACCTTCTGGGCAACAACGTCTTATAGCTTTAAAACAAGCTTTATATAAAGACTTAACTGAAAAGTATAAAGGTATATTAGATGATGACGCAATAAAGCGTGAGCTTGTTAGAGAGGTTATTAAAAAAGCTAAAGATATTTACAATAGTGCTACTAAAGAAGGTTACTTAAAAGGAGACCTATCTGGTGTAGTAGATTCAAAGTATATAGACCTATTACAAGAAGATATAAATTTAGCTGTTTATATTTTTAATAATATGGATAAGGATATTTCTGAAGCTACCTATGACCCTAGATATACAATAGCTTATGAGAACTTATTAAAAATGATGGCTCTTGCAGAGCATATTGAAAACACTAAAGATGTTATTACAAGTAACAATAAAGGAGTTAGCACTTCTTCGGTTGTTTCTGATATAATGGATAGTGCTTTTAAGACTAGAAACACAAGAGCAGAGTTCTTTAGCAAGATTCCTGTTTTAGGAAGTATATATAAGTATATATCTCAGAAAGCTAAAAAGGTTAAGAAAGTATTCTATGACAGTTTAACTCCTGAAAACTTCTCTAAGTTTATTACAGGTAAGAAAGCTTCAATGCTTAACGCATTAGTTTACAAGCAAATAAACGAAGCAGAAGGTAATGCTCAAGTAATTACAGAAGGAGCTTGGGACGCTTTTCGTGAAAAGGTAGGAGAAGAGAAGTTACAAGAAATGAAAAAGTATTCTTCTTTCTTAAATGACGAAGGAAGAGTTAAGATGCTAACCTTAGAAGGAGGTGGAGAAATTACTTATGCTCAAGCAATGAACATTTACTTAAGTCTTAAACAAGAAGATATAAGAAGTAAAGTTTCAAAGACAGGTCTTAAGATTAATTACTTAGACTCTAAGACAGAGCAAAAGAAGTCTACTACAATATCTCCTGATAAGTTTATGGCGCAAATGGAGAACGCTATTAAAAAGAATCCAGACTTAGTTATACTTGAAGAAGGTACTAGAGCTATGTTAGATTACTTGTATGGAGAAGTAAACAAAACCTCTAACAAGACTTTAGGTGTAGATATTAACAATATGCCTAACTACTTCCCTACAAGGTTTGGTAGTATGGTTAGTGGTATTGATTCTATTAGAAACATTGAAGACTTCTCTGCTATTAAAGAGAGAACTACAGCAATGAGAAATGGTCTTATAGCTACCGATGTATTCCAAGCATTAGATAACTATAACAGACAAGCTTCTAAGTATGCTGCATTTGCAGAACCTATAAGCAATATAAGAAAGACTGCTGCTGCATTACAGAAAAACGAAACTTATAACTTAGACCCAGAAGGTAACCAAGCTATAGTATCGTATATGGAGGATATGATTACAAGCGTTACTAATCATGGTGTGTTTATTAACTCATCAGATAAGATGTTTGCTAATAAAATAAACAAGTTCATGAACAACTTTAGTTTAGCTGTTCTTGGAATGAACCCATGGGTAATGTTTAAACAGTCATCTTCTTTATTTTCTGCAGCTTCTGAACTAGGTATGTCTAATATAGCATCTAATAGCAAGGGTAGACAAGCTTACACAAGAATACTTAAAGGTCTTAAGAATGTTAAACTTAAAGATATTCAAGCAGGTAAGCTAGACTTAAATGACCCTACCATAATAGAGCTTATGGATTTAGACCCTATGTTTAGAAAAAGATTTGAAGGGGAGATAGATAGAGAGCAAGGGGATTATAAATCACAGTCTGTTAATAACTTAACAGGTAAAGACACAGGTCAAAAAGTATTTGGTAAGAAACTACCTTTAGGTAATTCTATGAACGGTATTAAGGTATTTGATGCTGCTACTATTGCTTGGATTTACGAAGCAGTAAAAGAAGAGATATCTAAAACTATACCTGATACAGAGTCTAAGGCTTTTAAAGACGCTGTAAGAAAAAGAATGACAGAGGTAGTAAACAGAACACAGCCTACTTATGGTGTTGCTACTAGAACAGGATTAGGTAGAAGCTCTGACCCTATATTAAGATTATTTACAATGTTCTCTTCTCAAAGAGCTAAGAACATGAACATCTTATTAGAGTCTATGTTTGATTATATCCATAACCCTGACGAAAGAAGTATAAAGAAACTTAAGACAGCAATGGCAACAGTAGGTGTAATGTCTTCTTTATCTATAGCCGCAATAGATATGCTTAAGTATAGTTTAATGGGTTACGATGATGACGATGACAGCACTGTCTTAGGAGAACTAGGAACTAGAACAGCAATGACTACGCTAGGTAACTTCTACTTTGTTGGTCAAGCAGCACAAATGATTGAGGCTCACGCTACTAACAAACCTTTTGGTAAAACTATAGAACACCCAATGTTCCAAACAGTAGGTTATGGAGCTGCGGCTGTGGCACACTTATCAAAAGGAGAATTGATAAAATCATTTGATAACGTAGCAAGAGCTACAATGCTTGGAACAGGAATACCTTATACTCCGTATTCAATGACAAGAAGGGGTGTTATGAATTACTTTGAAGACCCTAAGGCTAAGGATTACTTAACAAGCGATGAGAAAAAAACTTGGAAAGAAATTCAAGAAGAGAAGAAGTTAAGAAGAGAAGAAAAGAAAGGAGCTATGTCTTACGAACAAAAAGAAGAAAGGGCAAAGCAACAAGCTGAAAAAATGAGAAAACAAATTTCTAAATACAACTAGATAGATAGAAAGGTAGTAATTTTGTATATTTGATAAACTAAAAATTATGGCAATAACAACACTAAACTTTACATTTGCTCAGAGTGCCGACTGTGATACATTAACCTTCACAGAGACTACTGGAGATGGAACAGGTGGGTATTCAGATGGTAGTAACCCTGCTTTTTCTGATGTAAAGAATACTCTATTAAAAATTGAGTTCCCTGATGGAACTACAGGTAATATTCATAAGAGTTATTTACCAACACAGGACGCTAGTCCTAATGGAACTAAAGATTATGTTGCTAGTGATTTTGGTTATACTAAAATTCCTAATGGAGTTTGGGAAGTAACATTTAACATTTATACTACAGATACTGCTTCAGGTGCTTTAGTAAACGGTACTGAATACATAGTAACAGGTTCGGGAGGACAGATTACTTATGATGGTACTGTATATACTGAAAATGAAACATTTGTTGCAGGAGCTACAGCTACATATACAGAAGACGTTGCTTGTGAGGTAAATGGACTTCACGCTACTAAAACTTGTAACGTATTGTTCTATTGTGGCGTAAAGAAGTGTTTAAAGGACTTAATGTTATTGAGATGTGGAAACGAGTGTGATTGTAGAGACGACTTCCACGAAGCAATGAATGAATTAATAATAGATATGAACGCTGCTATATTAGCTTTTGAAGCTTTAAATTATGACTGTGCAAACAAGACTATTAAAAGACTAGAAAAGCATTGTGGTGGTATTTGTAATGATTGTGGTTGTTAGTTATGGGTAGCATGGGAGGTACTGCTTTAAGGCAGATGTTAGAAGATACAATGGTAGCAGAGATTTGTAAAAAGAATAATCTGCTATGTTTAGGAAAGAACGTAACTAAAGTAAACGGAGTTCTTAAACAACTTTATAATTGGTGGGTAATAACTGACCAATGTGCTTTAACTGACGAACAAATTAATTGCATAGTTAATGACGTTGTTGCAACGTGTAAATATGCTAAACCAAGAAAATTGTAAGACATGACAGATTTTATAGTTAACCCTCCTGACAATACTTGTTCTGAACCAACTCCTAATTCGGGAGCTTCATTATCAAGTCAAGTTACTTATGATGGTGTAACACTTAATTGTTTAGATATACAAAACTTAGGACAGAACTTAAATTCTGTTCTTTCTAGTATAAATACGGTAGTGTGTTCATTAGAGGCTAGTATATCTTCTAACGCAACTAACATATCTACTAACACTACAAATATAACCAATGTCAATACTACGATATCTAACTTAGATGGAACAGATATTGCTGATGGTAATAGCTATAGTTGTATTACAGGTGGTGCTACAATAGCAGCTACCTTAACTGAATTAGAAGCTTTAGTATGTTCTATTCAGTCTGGTAGTTCTCTTACACCTGAGCTTGTAGCTGATGTAGATGGAATACAAGAGTTTAATGGAGCGATTACTAAACCACTTGTTATTGAAGGTAGTGCTAGTGGTAAATTTGATACTTCTGGTATTTCAGGTTTTACAGGTACAATAGCAGGAGGTAAAGTTGTTCCTCAAGATGGTAAGGTAAGAGATGTAGCAGGTGCAGGGGTTACTGTAAACGCTAACAAGGATACTTACTTTTATGGTAAAAGCACAGGGTCATTAGCAAAGAAAGAGGTTAACAATGGAGACCCTCAACCTTCTACTAGTAATGATGAAGTTGTTTTATGGAAGTTTGTTTCTGATGGTGCAGGTATTACAGGTACTACTGACTTACGTGTTTACGAGCCGTTTGATGAGACTTTATTTAGAAGCACTACAAATGTATCCACTTTCATACCAAACGGTTCTATAGGCTCTTCTAAATTAGATTTAAGTGCTAAATTACAATATACTGCTGTTCACGCGTTAACAGACCCTAAGGATATTACTCATAAGAGTTATGTTGATGCTTTGTTAAGTGGAGGTACTACGAACTTTGTCTCTAAGTTTACAGCTAGTGGACTTGCTAATTCATTGATTAGAGATGATGGCTCTAATATTTCTATAGGAGCTACAATAGATTCTAACATGTCGTTATTAGTAAGTGGTACTGATAGAGACGCTGGTAATTTTTATAATACAGCAAGTTCTGGTACTAGCTCTAATGGTTTAGTTATTAGAAACTTCTCTACCCATTCTTCAGGAGCAGCTACTGGATTAAGGTCTACTGTATTAAATAGCACTACATCTGGTAATAGTGTTGCTATAGATGCAGTAGTTACTTCAGCAGGAACTAATTCTTATGGTATTACTGTAGATGTTCAGAACGGTACTAATAAGTATGGTATTGTTGTGGAAAAAGCAGATAACTATAATGGATTTGGTACTTCAACTCCAACAGGAACTATAGAAACTAAAGGAAAGGATAATGCTGCTACCATCAACATGCTTTTAAAGAGTAATGGAGGTACTCAGTTATTTAAAGTATTAAACAATAGTTCTTTAGGTTTCTTTGCAGCTACACCTGTTACACAACCAAACGGCACAGGAGAAACTGTAGGGTTTACGGCAGGAGCAGGAACAGGCGTTAATGACGATTCTACTTTCACAGGAAATGTAGGAACTACCGCCTACAGAATTAGTGATGTGGTTAAAGCATTGAAAAACTTAGGGTTACTAGCTCAGTAAATTAGTATTTTTGTTATAAACAATATATATGGTTAAGTTAAAGAATAAAGAAGTGATGAAGATTGACAACGCATTAGCGTATTTAAGTCAACAACAAACACCTGCATGGTATGGTGTAGCAAAAAACATTAGAATTATAACTCCTTTCTTAGTTGAGATAGAGAGTTCTAAACAAGATATTTATAGAAAATATGCAGAGAAGGATGATTTCGGTAACCCGATTATCAAGGAGGGTCAAGTATGCTTTGAGAATAAAGAAGAAGCTGACAAGATATGGGATAGTCTTATGAACGAAGAGGTAGATATTGATTTCTATAAAATAAAAATAAACACATTAGAAGGAGTAAGCTTAGATGCTTTTGTAATGGAAGCCTTACTTGAAACAGTTTTAATAGAAGAGTAATTATGGGATTAGGTCGTACAGCATTGTTTTATAAAGCTAACAAGAAAGCTAGAGATAGAAAGAAGAAGTACGACACTAAGTACCACTCTACTAAGAAAAGAAAGAAGTACCGTGCTGAACTTAATAGAGAACGAAGAAAGAGGGGAATATACGGAAAGGGAGGTAAAGACCTTCATCACAAGAAAGGTGGTGGTCTAGTACTTATGGATAGCTCTAAGAACAGAGCAATGGATAGACCAAAGGGGAAGAAGAAAATGAAGGCATTTATGCGTAAAAAGAAATAATATGAGACAAGAGATTAAAGACATTATTAACATTTTTACAGGTATTCTTCCTGCAGGTTTTGTAGGAGATGGTTCTAAAGACGTTGCATCAGCAGGTACGGCAGAAGCTTTAAGCTCTAGCCAAAAGTGTAATTGGGTAGCAGTTTCTGCTAAGTCAACTAACACAGGAAACATTTATGTTGGTGGTTCTACTATAGATAGTACAAGAGGAATACCTTTAGCTGCATCTGAATCTATTTCAATACCTGCTTCTAATATAGCAAGTGTTTATATTGACGCAGATACTAATGGAGAAGGTGTAACTTTTATGTACGGTAAGTAATATGTTTCAGAAAAAAGAAGAAAGGTTTTTAAACATAAAGGGCGCTCTCTATAATAACATAGGGGGTATTACTAAGTTTGTTTGGAAAAAGCCAAACGGAACTCCTGTTGAAGGTTACTCTGCTAACCTTTATTCTTATGAGTTTGATGGAGTAAATGAATATATAGATTTTAAAGACCCTGTTCAATTTTCATCTGACTATACTATTTCTGTTTGGTTTAAAACATCAGTAGGCGGTTCTAATAATTATATACTAGGCGGTCAATCAGGTTGGTCTTTGAATATGAACTTTGGAGACTTACAAGTTGTTAGTTCAGACAACTCTTTTGACATGACTGGACTTACTGGTTATAACGATGGAGAGTGGCATCAAGCTGTATATACTTATAATAGAACTTCGGGTGCTTTTAAATGCTATGTAGATACTGTTTTAGTTAAAAGTCAAACGGCTACCACAGGTGTTGATTCTCCTAAGTTTTTTAAAATAGGAAGTAACTTTGCAGGTAGTGTGTTTTATCAAGGCAGGATAGATGAGTTTATAATGTTTGGTTCTGAATTAAATGCAACAGACGTAACAGCTCTTTATAATAATGGATTTGTTTCTAACCCTGCTTCGCTTTCCCCTTCTAACCAAGTAAGATTAGGAGATGGAGATGTGTTAGTTAAAGGATTAGACTTTGATGGTGTAGCTGAATACGTAACTTTAGGAAATGTTTTAAACCTTTTTCCTTCTGATTCTTTTTCATTATCGTTTTGGTTTAACAAAGACACAGCCACAGGACACACAATTATTGGAAACAGAGGTGCTGCTGGATATGGTTGGCAAATGAGAATCAATGCTAATGTATTGTATTTCCAATTTATTACCTCGGGAGGTGTTTTTTATTTTAGAGGGGGGACTGTCTCTACGTCAGGTACTTGGAATCATGCTTTAATAACTTATGACGGTAGTGGTTCTAGTGCAGGAGGTAATATATACTTAAACGGAGTTGATGATTTATCTGCAGCTTCTGGTACAGGTAGTGGAACGTGGGCAGCTAAAGAATTAACAATAGGAGCTACAGCAGGTACAGCTCCACGATTAAATGGAAAGTTATTTACGGTAGCTTATTTTGATTCAGTACTTACTTCTGGAAACGCTGTTACTTTATATAATGGTGGAATACCTAAACTAGCTACTGCCTTAGGCTTGTCTCCTAATAACGAATGGGATTTAGCCAAAAGGTTTACAAAGAGTTTAACTTTTGATGGGGTAAATGAATTAATATCTTTTGGAAATGTATTAAACTTGGAATACACAGATGCTTTTACTTTCTCTGGATGGATTAAACCTACTATTAGTGGTGTTACTTGTATCCTTAGCAGACAAGGAGGCTCGCCTTCTCTTGGTTATATGGTTTATATAACAGGTTCTAGGCTGACATTATCTTTAGGAGATGGTACAAATGTTCCTTTTGTTCAAAGCTCGGTGTTAAGTTCTGGACAACTATACAACTTTACTATTACTTATGATGGTACAGGCGATGTTTCTGGAATGAATATGTATATTGATGGAGTTTTAGATAATGCTGTTACTAATTCAGACCCTATATCATCTACCATAACTAATTCTAATAACTTCCAAATAGGTAGGAGAGATACTTCTCAGTACTATTACGCAGGAGAGATATTAAATATTTCTTATTTTAATACAGAGCTTACTTCGGGTAACGCGTTTACTTTATATAACGCAGGTGTTCCAAACACTGCTACTAACCTAGGTCTAACACCTACTAATGAGTGGGATATCTATAATGAGGATGTAAACTACTTTGATGGAACTAACCATGTTATAGTAGACCAAGCAGGAAGTATTAATGGTGCTTCGGTTAACATGGAGTTAGTAGATATTACAGATGTGTTTTGGGCTGTAACAGACGAGGCAGGTTCTTTAAACGGAACGTCTGTTAATATGGAAGAAGCTGACGAGGTTGCTGTAGGTTGGATTGCAGATGATATTACAGGAGATGTAAAAGGTCTTTCAGTTAACATGGAAGAGACTGATAGGAAACTTGGTGTTGCTTATTCAGCAGATTTTAATGGTACTGATGAATATATAAACTTTGGTAATGTATTAGACATAGACGGAGCTACCCCTTTTAGTATTAGCTTATGGCTTAATGCAGATGTAGGTTTTCCTTCTTTTGCCAATATAATAAGTAAGTTTGATATACCTAATAGTAAAGGGTTTTTGTTTAGACAAACAGGAAGTTCTTTAGATTTCTTTTTAAAAGATGATTTAGGAGGAAGGTTAAGTGTAGAATCAAGTGCAGGTGCTATTACAGCGAATACTTGGCATCATATTGTTTGTACTTACGATGGTTCAAAAACTCCTGCAGGTATTAAGATATACAGAGACAAGTCTTTATTAAGTACATCTACTGGAAACGATGCTTTTACAACTTCTTCGTCTAACACGGCTGACTTTTTAGTTGGTGTTCAAGCAGGATTAAGTAATTATTGGAATGGTTCTATGACTAGACTTCAATACCACAACAAGGCTCTTAATCAATTAGAAGTAAATACTCTTTACGGTAATGGAGTTCCTGTGACTGCAGCCCAAGGAGGATTGTCCGATTCAGCAACATTAGACACTGTATTGTTTGGAGAAAATGATACGGCTACTACTATTACAGATAATAGTTCAAGTGGATTTAATGGAACGTTAGTCAATATGGACTTAACAAATAAATCAAATGATACACCCTAAATAAAGAGACATGCAAAAATATTATGTAATTAACACGAGTGATTTTGATTCAGTAAAAGACGAGGTAATAGAAAGCTCTACTGATAAAACTAGAAAATCAATAGACGGAACTAAACTTATTGTTAAGACTCCAACGGACTTTGTAAATCCAGATGGTTCTGAAAAGAAACCCAGCTTTTTATCAACAGTAACTCCTTTGTTTTCAGGAAATAATATGGCTATATTAGAGTACATTAATGTTACAAACTTTTCTGATTGGAATGAATCAATAGACTAATGGCTAATATAGAAGACGTACATAAAAAGCTTATAGAACTTCACAAGGAATTGTTGGAGATTACCACTGTAGGTATAGTTAACGGAGCTACTGAAGCGAAGCAAGATGATATTATTGCAGAGATTCAGAACTTATTAACTGAAGTTCAAACGCCTTCTGCTTTAGCTACACAGTCAAAACAAAATGATATAATAGCAGAGCTACAGAGTATAATATCAGAGCTTCAAGATGTTTCTACGGAAGCCAAGCAAGATGATATAATATCAAAGCTTACAGGCTCTCAAAGAAACATAAGTGCCGTTGAGGCAACTACAGCAGGTAGTACAACAGCAGGGGTACAAAGCGTTAGTCTTTTATTCGATGGTAACGGAGGTACTTTAAACGGTGTGTCAGTGCCTAATAAATACTTTGCAGGGTTTACTCCTAATGGAACAAATGATACTGTAAATGCTATAAGTTATACACCTCCTACAGGTAGCGGTAGAATCATAATAACATACGTATTATAATGGGAGCTTCTCAAGGTATATTAAATGGAGGGGAATCTACATCTTCGGGGTTTTTAAATCTAGAGAATGTATCGGGAGCTAATGATAAGGTAGACTTAACAAGTGTTACAAGTCAAGATTTAATAGGTACAGGCATAAGTTTTACAGCAGGTAATAATATCTCTTGTGGGCAACCTGTGTTTTACAATTACAGCTCAACAGGTGTAGTTACAGCAGTATCAACAGGTTCTTTACCTTCACAGCACGATTACATAGGCATAGCTTTAAATACTGCTACAACAGGGCAAGTAGTAAACGTGTTAACAAAAGGATTAGCTACAGCTAAAAGAGACACTACTTATTTAACATCTTCTGAAACAGTAATTTTAAACAACACATCAAACAACACAACTAAAAACTTAACCAACAATACATCTTTTGTAGATAGTGGAGATACAGGTGGAAACTATACATCCAATGAGAACTACAGCATAACCTTTGACGCTCAAGAAGGATACACGATAAAGATTACGGTTAACGATTTTGAATTTGAACACTCAACCTATAGAATGTATGATAGACTAGGTATACAAGGTTCTAATGACGGGGTTAACTTTGTTAATTTAAGTGTTCCGTGGCTTCAAAAGTCATCTGTTTCATCTCCTACTTGGGGAAACAATTATTTTAATAACAACGCTTGGAATGGCACAGGAGCTAATAACGGGTACATACTCCCTAAAGATACTACAAGAGCTATATTAATTGGTGGAGTTCCTAATAACAGTTTTCCTGCCGAAATAAACACAAATTACAGATATATTAAATTTTATTTTAGGTCAGATAATAGCTCTAATAAAGACGGTTGGGATATTACATTACAACCTAATACTCCGTATTCGTCTAACGTTGAAACAGTAGCAGAAGGCACTACTTTATATTTAGATAATTCTGATTACACAAAAATTACAACAGATGATACGTCACAAATAGTTGTTGGTTATTGTGTTTACAACAACGCTGAAAACAATAGTATATTTATAAGGGTGTAATAAAAAAAACAATGGAAAAGATAAAGTCTTTAGGAGCAGTAGCAGGTAGCGTAATGGCTATGATAACTTTAACTGTTTATTTAGGAGAACCATTTTTAGAGGACTACGTAAACGAACAAGTAGACTTACACATAAAGGAGTTAAAAGAAGAAGATAGTAGCAGAGAAAGCCTTAGAAACCTTTTAGCTAATAAGATGGGGGTTGACAATGATGAAGTACATATAGAACTAGGAAGATTATATAACAAGGAAGAAGTTTTTAAAAGAAGTGTTGTTAATTTAATAGACTCTATCCAGACTACTGTTAGTACTAAAGTAAGAATGGATGATAGGATATTAAACTCTATATTAGATTTACAAGACAGGCTTGAATCCTTAGAAGACCAAAGACGAAGAGCTAATAATTAACGACAAAAAGAAACACTTAGACGATTAACTTTTTTTTTGTATATTAAAGTGAGTAATATTATAAAAAAAATTTATGAGTGCTATAAGACTAAACATTGACAGACAGATGAAAGAGTGGGGCTTCAACAACTTAAACGATTTTCTTAATAGCACTTTTCACTTTGAAAGTTTTAAGATTATATTTGTAACATCTATAAGCCTAACTACGTTAGGCGAATTAACAAAACAAATAATCGGATTAACTCCTATGGTCTATATATCTTTCATAGTCTTACTATTCGCAGAAGTTATTAGTGGGATCAAAGCCTCTATGATGGAGGGAGAAAAGATAAACTCTAAAAGGTTTGGTAGATTCATACTGAAGATATTTGTTTACACATTGATGCTAGGTATCACTAATATATTTGCTACCCAGACAGAGGGTATATCTGCTTTGATCTACGAATCTATTCATAGTATAGTATTTAACTACATCGCAGTACAACTTATAATCTCTGTGTTCGAGAACCTATCTAGAATGGGACTACAAGAGAGTAACTCTGTGTATAAAGGTATCCACGACTTCATCTCGAAGTACATAAATCTGAACTCAAAAAAATAATTCTTATATTGTAAGACAAAACATTAAAACTTTTTTGTTATGTCTGATAAGATATCAAAGAACGTAAGCTATAAAGAAGCTACGAGGACTAGCGTTAAGCTAGACAACACGCCTACTAGGGTTCACTTAAAGAATATGAAGATTATCGCTAAAGAAATCTTCGAGCCTCTAAGAAAAGGACTAGGCAACAATCCAATTAAAATCAATTCTTTTTACAGAAGAGTACCAGTTAACAAGATCATTGGTGGTAGCTCTAGGTCTCAGCACTGTAAAGGTATGGCTATTGATATGGATGGTATAGACTCTACTAATGCAGAGCTATTCTTCTATATCCTAGACAAGCTAGACTTCGACCAGTTGATATGGGAGAAGGGAGACAGTAAGCAACCAGACTGGGTTCACGTTTCTTATAGATCGGACAACCCTTCTAAGAATAGAAAGCAAGCACTAGTAT